GCACAATCGAAGTGGGCGGGCGTTAACCGCCTGACAGATTCTTTAAGGCTGCCGATTGGCGGCTTTTTCTCGTTTTGGCGGCCAGTCAATCAGCTAACCATTCATTTTTTTGCAAACGGACTGCGCCGCTAAATTTCTTTCGACTAAGCACCCAACCGCATACCGGAGGGGGAGACCATGAAAATGCCGATCAAAGAACCAGAGACATTCAGCATCCTTGGTACCGTGCTGGTGTTTATCATGACCATGCTCGGAACCATAGCCAACTATGCCTGGCGGATTATGAATGGTGAGCAGTTTCGCTGGTCATTCTTCTTATTGAAGATGGCTATATCAATTTTCGCTGGGGCTCTGGTGCTTCTGTTCGCCAGCTATTCCAGTTGGGCTGCTGAAATTGCAGGTGGCTTTGCTGGATTGGCGGGTTGGTCAGGTGCCGAAGCTATTCGCATAATCGAAAAGCGGTTTCTAAAGCGTTTGGGAGAAGACAATGCGAACCAGCAATAATGGAATGAACCTGATTAAAGCTTTTGAAGGCCTTCGTCTTGCGGCTTATCAAGACAGCGTTGGTATCTGGACCGATGGTTATGGCCACACGCACAACGTGAAGAAAGGCGACATGATCACGCAGGAACAGGCAGACAGGTTTCTGAAAGAGGATTTGGCTGTTGCAGAGCTATCTATTGTTACAAACGTCAAAGTGCCGCTGAGCCAGAACCAGTTCGACGCTCTCGCCTCATTCATTTTCAACCTGGGCTCAGGCAATTTCACCCAATCGACACTGCTTAAAAAACTGAATGCTGGCGATTACGCTGGTGCGGCGAATGAGTTCGGTCGGTGGGTTCAGGCTGGCGGCAAAACGTTACCTGGTCTGGTGAAGCGCCGAGCGGCAGAGCGTGAGTTATTCCTCAAATGAACAGCAGGACATTGATCATCATTGCTGCGCTGTTGGCTTCTGGGCTGACGTGGTGGATAGAAGGCATGCGTTGGGATAAAGACGTGGCCATTCTCAATGAGGCCCACACCGCAACGCTGAAAAAGCAAAGTGACCAGGCAGTGATTAACCTGACCGAAGCACAGAAGCGCACCGAAGCAGCCCAACAGGCTCTATCTGCGCTTGATGCCAAGCACACGAAGGAATTAGCAGATGAACAGGCAAAAAATGACCAGTTGCGCGCTGATGTCGCTGCTGGTTCTCGCCGGGTGCGGATCGCGGCAGCAAACCTTGCCACCTGCCAGCTCGTCGGGGACAGCATTGCCCCCGCCAGCGGCGTGGGCAATGCTGCACAAGTCGAACTCTCTGGCGCTGGTGGACGCGCTGTTCTCGATCTCCGAGACTCAACAGTCAAAGACGGCCAGGTGATCCAATACCTTCAAGGCTATGCTGCTGAAGCCCAGAAGCATTGCAAAATTTACTAAAACGAAAATTAAGTAAATCAAGCATTTGAAAAAAGGTGACGTGATTGTCAACAAACCATTGATTTACATGAGTAAAATTATATGTTTTGATCAGGGTCTATTGGTTGGGATTTCAAAACAACCCTCCAAGCTTAGTAAGCTTTCACATTTAACGGACGAGAAATCAGATCAAAGCCAATTTGGATTAGGTTTTGATTGATACTTATTTTTCTTAATGAGGAGGGCACTATGACGGCATTACGAAATTTACTTGTGATTGCAACTAATTATCTCATTAACCAAAACTTACTTACTCTGAATAGCGATAGCAAATTAGAGGACGAAAAAGGCTACGTGATTACAGAGATTGCTGGAAAAAAATCAGTAATTAACTGGCAAGATGTTGGTTTTGGCGAGATAAGAATTAGCATTTGGTGGGACTATTGTCATGAAAATCATCCTCAGGCAAACCTTGAAGGTAACAAAAAAGAGAGGTTTCAAATGAGCAAGCCACTCGCTAAATCACGACACTACCCTAAGTTTGTAGGTGCGATGGCCAGCGGATGGCTGGAACGGACGACTGATAAACACCTACAAGGTTATCGCAATAATGGTCTTTACGACACATATGTGCGCCGGCAAAACAAAGACGAACTGCAGCGGGTACCAAAAGCTAAACCAATAGGCTTCAAAGAAGAGGGAAAGTTATTTTTCTGAACTCCTAGGCGATTTTTTGTCGCTAAACCGGTGGAATATATGCAATGAACTGTTCTTGATGATGACCTCAGAATAAAAGTTCATATGGGCCCAAATGACCGGTTACGTGCTGATGTCACTGCTGGTTCTCGCCGGGTGCGGATCGCGGCAGCAAACCTTGCGACCAAGTAATCCAATATTTGCAGGGATACATCACCAAAGTGGTGGAACAATGCAAAATAAGATAACTAAGTAACAGCAGATAAATTATTGTTAGGAAAAATCAATCTCCACACTTACTATCGGATTGTCACCCATGACAAACATTGGAGAATATTTTGACCCAATTTTTGGATGTCCCCTCGAATATCCGCTAGGCACACAACTTAGGAGTCTGAGCAGGGGTGATTAATTTGAGAGAATAGTGGGAAGTCATTAGTGCCGGTCCTTGCGGGACCGATAACACGTATTGTTCGTTTGAGACGAATGATGGTGACGCCAGTAGGTGTGTGCCTATTGGTTAATACACGAAAAGGTAAGAGGCTCAGACAACACACTGTGGGATATATTTTCTGCAGTGAAAAACGTTCAGGCTTGCTCTGTCTTTCGTTAAACCAACCGCCTTCGGGCGGTTTTTTTATGGGTGAAATATGCCACCAAGAACCCCAAAAGCATGCCGGACACGTGGCTGTCGGGCAACAACGGTTGATCCCAGTGGTTACTGCGATGCGCATAAGGGTGAGGGCTGGAAGAGTTACAAGCCTGGACAGACTCGCCACCAGCGCGGGTATGGCACGAACTGGGAGAAGCAGCGACCACTTATCTTTGCTCGAGACAAAGGGCTGTGTCAGGGATGTCTGCCGAGAGGTATAGCGTCCACTGCAAAGTGCGTTGACCACATCGTCCCCATAGCGCATGGCGGCACTGACGACCCATCTAACCTTCAGTCTTTATGCTGGCCCTGCCACAAGGCAAAGACGGCGCGCGAAAGGCTCAAGCGATAATGGTTATCAATACCGTGTGAGGTGAAAGCAAATATAGTTGCATTTGAAATCATTTCTAATTGAATGATAATGAATCTCATTTGAGGGGTGAGGGGGGATCAAATCTCTGTCGCCGCCTGCCTGCCGTACTGCCCGCCCCGTGACATTTTTATACCCGCGTAAAATGAAATTAAAACTGGAGGGATTATGGCTGGTGCGCCGGGCCGATCCGGACGCCGAGCAAAACCAACGGCCCGAAAGGAGTTGGCGGGCAATCCGGGTAAACGTGCTCTGAATAAAGAGGAGCCATCCTTCACACCGATTAAGGGGGCATCGCCGCCGGAATGGTTTGACGAATTGTCTTCGACAATGTGGGTGATGGTGGCAAAAGAGCTTTGTGCTCAGCAAGTACTTTGTGCGACTGATTTACACAATCTGGAAATGTTCTGCGTGGCTTACTCCACGGCGCGGCAATCCCAAGAACACGTCGCAACTCACGGCGTTGTTATGGAGGGTGCCACTGGCGGCCCTGTAAAAAATCCAGCGCTTACGGCGCTCAATGAGGCCATGAAACAAATGGCCTCATTCGGTGGCATGTTGGGTTTAGACCCCAGCAGCCGGTCCCGCCTGATTGGTGCAGGCAAGAAAACCTCTAAGAATCCGTTCACAAACCTATGACCAGAAAAGCATACCCGAATGTTAATGCGGCGAATCAGTACGCCCGTCATGTGGTGCAGGGGCGGATCGTTGCATGCCGTTATGTGATTGACGCCTGCCAGCGCCATATTGACGACTTAGCTGCAGAAAAAGGCCGGAAATTTAAATACCGGTTTGATAAAGACCGCGCCGAGAAGGCTGCAAAGTTTATTCAACTGTTGCCCCATACAAAGGGGGAATGGGCGTTTAAGCGCATGCCTATCACGCTTGAGCCCTGGCAACTTTTTATCGTGAGCTGTGCATTTGGCTGGGTTCACAAAGGTTCAAAGCTGCGACGTTTTCGGGAGGTTTACACCGAGATCCCGCGCAAAAATGGCAAGTCGGCAATATCCGCTGGCGTGGCCCTGTTTTGTTTTTCCTGCGATGACGAGTTTGGTGCGGAAGTTTACTCCGGTGCTACGACCGAAAAGCAGGCATGGGAGGTCTTTCGCCCCGCACGGTTAATGTGTAAGAGAACGCCGCTGTTGTGTGAAGCTTTTGGCATTGAAGTGAATGCGTCAAACATGAACCGGCCGGAAGATGGTGCGCGCTTTGAACCGGTCATTGGCAACCCTGGCGACGGTTCCTCGCCGAGTTGTGCGATTGTCGATGAGTATCACGAACATGAGTCAGATTCTCTCTATACCACAATGCTGACCGGTATGGGTTCACGCCGGCAACCGCTGATGTGGGCGATCACCACGGCAGGCTACAACATTGAAGGGCCATGCTACGACAAGCGTCGGGAAGTGATCGAGATGCTCAGCGGTACGGTTTTAAACGATGAGCTTTTCGGCATCATTTACACCGTAGATGAGGGTGACGATTGGACTTCGCCGGTCTCGCTGAAAAAAGCCAACCCCAATATGGGCGTTTCAGTCTATAGCGATTTCTTGCTTAGCCAGCAGCAGCGCGCGATGAATAATGCGCGACAGGCCAACATTTTCAAGACCAAGCATCTGAATATCTGGGTTTCTGCGCGGTCGGCATTCTTCAATATGGTGAGCTGGCGCGCGTGCGAAGACACCACGCTGACGCTCGAGCAGTTTGAGGGGCATTCCTGTTATTTAGCGTTTGACCTTGCCAGAAAGCTCGACATGAACTCAATGCCGCGTTTGTTCACCCGGACTATTGACGGAAAACAGCATTATTACTGTGTTGCACCGAAGTTTTGGGTGCCCTACGACACCGTTTACAGCACGGAAATAGATGACAGGCGAACAGCTGAGCGTTTCCAGAAGTGGGTAAATATGAAGGTTCTGCAAGTCACTCCGGGTGCTGAAATCGATTATCGCGAGATCCTGGAAGAGGCCAAAGAAGCCAACCGCCTGAATCCGGTTGATGAGTCACCCATAGACCCGCACGGTGCGACGAACCTATCCCATCATCTTTCTGATGAGGGGTTAAGCCCTATCACAATAGTTCAGAACTACACGAACATGAGTGATCCCATGAAAGAGCTTGAAGCGGCAATAGAGTCAGGCCGCTTCCACCATGATGGTAACCCGATCATGACGTGGTGTATCAGCAACGTCGTGGGCAAGTATTTACCAGGTAATGACGATGTGGTCCGGCCTATCAAAGAGGCGGCGGAGAACAAAATAGACGGCGCAGTTGCATTAATCATGGCTATCGGTCGTGCGATGCTCAATGAGCCTGCCGATTTCCTTTCTAACTTAGATCCTGACGAAGAACTCCTCATTCTATGAAATCACTGATAATCGACCTTATCGGGATAGCCGGTTTCGGCCTTCTCACGGCGGGGCTTTACCTTCAGTTTGGTATGGCGACGACGTTACAGGCTGCTGGTGGCGGAATGTTGCTGTTTGCGCTGACGGCGGCAAGGAGAAAATACCGTGCTACTTGATGCCTTATTTCGCAGCGAATCGCTGGAAAACCCTGCAACACTCCTGACCGGTGACTCTTTAGAAGAGGCCGGTTTTTTTAAACCTGATGTTTATGTCAGCCCGGAAACAGCGATGCGATTGGGCGCTGTTTATGCCTGTATTTACGTATTGTCGTCAACGCTGGCGCAAATGCCGCTGCACGTCATGCGTAAAACGGGAAAAACCGTTGAGGTGGCGCGGGACCATCCAGCGTTTTACTTGGTGCACGATGAGCCTAACCCCTGGCAGACGAGCTATAAGTGGCGGGAACTGAAAGAGCGGCACGTGCTGGGATGGGGGAACGGCTACACAAAAATTCAGCGGCACCGACGCAGCGGAGAGATCATCGGCCTTGAAGCTTGTATGCCGTGGGAAACGACGCTGATTAATACGGGTGGCCGCTATACCTACGGTGTGTACAACGAAGAGGGCGCCTTTGCTGTTAATCCTGACGACATGATCCACATTCGGGCGCTGGGGAATAACCAGAAAATGGGGCTCAGTCCGATCATGCAGCATGCGGAAACGGTTGGCATGGGCATGAGTGGCCAGAAATATACAACCAACTTTTTCAACGGTAATGCCAGGCCAGCAGGGATTGTCTCAGTGAAGGGCACGCCACTTGATGCTAAGGCCTGGGAACGACTTAAAGGCCTATGGCAGAAAGCTGCCGCCGCCCTGCGCAACGAAGAAAACAAGACAATGTTGCTCCCAGCGGAGCTGGATTACCGGGCGCTGACGGTTTCACCCGTCGATGCTCAAATCATCGACATGTTAAAGCTCAATCGCTCGCAGATTGCCGGTATTTTCAATATTCCGGCGCACATGATCAACGACCT